GCAGTTCGGGTGCCTCCACCCGTCGCTCTTTGCGCGGGCTAACGTGCCATCAACGGTGACCGTTACCTCACGGTCCTCAGTCGCATGCTGGAGTTTGATACGCCCAGTGGGGCCGCCGTTAGTGCGAAGAATCTTCCCCGCCCAACGAGCACACGGCTCACATGAACCGGAACCCACAACGACGGAGACGAGGTCGATGCCGTTCTCGTGCATCGCTGACACTTTCGCGTCATCCCATGCGCGTCGCGTTGCGGAGCGGGTGGCCATCTCGGTGTAAGAGGACAGGTTCCAGTCGCGTCCAGCCTTGTCGGTGAAGCCCGTGACACGCTGATCCAGCAACTGGTTCCACGCGCCTTGCTGTGCCTGCTTGCCGGTGGCTTGCCCGAGCGTGACGTTGAGCGCGTTGTTCGCAACAGCTTGACGGTAGACGTCGTCGGGGTAACGGAGGATCCGCTTGGTAACGTCGTCAAGTGCATTGGTTAGGTCTGCTGTCATGGCTTGCGCGGCTGGGCTACCTGCGACTCGCGCCGTTTTCGTGAGGTCTTCCACGTCGGCGAGTGCTGACATTTCTTTGATGGCGGCGTCAGTGCCCCATTCGCTGGCTGTTGCGGCGATACGCGCCACCTCATCAGGGTAGGCGTCACGTAACGCCTGTGCGATCCCCTGACTGTCACGGCGTAGTTCGCCAAGGCGGAGGGCTTTGAGTGGGCCTTCACCTTTGGCGAGACCGGCACGAGCTTGTACCGCGAGTGCTGTGATTACCCGTTGCTCGGCACCGGTAAACATGGCGATGAGGTCACTGATCAGGTCGTCGAGGCGGTCACGCTCATCAGGCACCCAGCGGGCCATCGTTGGCCGCTACCCGAGACTGAATGGGTCGGTCACGGTCTGCTGCTCGGTGAAGATCAGGTCTGTTTCAGTGGTGACCTGTTCGTCTGTCCATTCTGGGTGCATCATCGCGACGAGGGTGTTGGTAGATGCGGCCTTCGCCTGGAACAGGGCAAGCGACGTTTGGGCCAAGGTGAGTGGTGAGTCCTCAATGTTGTCCGCAAACGTCACCGTGATGGGTTCACTGGGGTCAAGGCCTTTCGCGCCGAACACGGCCGTGTCGATGGCCAGCATCTTTGTGAGCAACGCTGTTATGGCTGGTGTTTCGTTGCGGACCTTGCGGTCGCGGGTGCGGAACGTGCGCCGTTCACGTGCCTTCACCTCCGTTGCGGTCATGGCGCCGGACGCATCCGAACTTTCGCCGAACGTTTGTGCGGAGTAGCCGGCGGTCTGCACAATCTGCCGCACAATCTCCTGACAGGTCGCCTGGTGTTCCTCGTACCGGATCGCGAACTGTTGCGGAATTATCGGGGGCACCTTACCTTCAGCGTCGGGGATGTTGAGGGTGTCGTACACGCTGCGGTCCATGTCGAACGCCGCACCCATGCCGGGGCCGTTGTCGCGCAACATGTACGCGGGGACGATGATGCGACCCTTGCCGATGCGGAGGTCCCGCATCCACGACGAAAACGCTTCGTCGAGGTTGTCCATGAGCGGTTCAACACCGTCGAAGTCGGAGCGGCCAAGGTGGCGTCCGATGGGGTGTTGACGCCAACGTCGTTGCGGTGTTTGGTTCGGGATGTATGCAATCGCGAGCCCCGGGGTGCGGCCTTCAACGAGGGCACCCTGGGCGTCGATGGCTTCGGCGAGTGGTTCGGTGGTGGGGTGTTCGGTGAGGGGGCGCGCCATACCGAGGTTCGCACGGGTGCCTTCGTACAGTCCGTGGAGGATGAGGCCGTCACCGTTGTCGTCGAGTTCGTGACGCTCGAGGTGACGCCACACTGTTTGTGACGCTTTGTCGTCGGAGAGCACATACCAGAAGGTGGCGGCGACGAGGCGACCCCACCGGAACTCAGGAAATGCGGCGTCAGCGTCGACCGTGGACAGGAATGAGTGGTTGAGGAGTTGCCGATCCCAGGTGACACGGTGGTAGCGGCCACCGAGGACGGCACCGAGTTCTGCACCGGCGGCGAGGCCAGCGTGGATGTCTGGCAGGTACAGGTCGAGACGTGTCTGGTTTTCCTTGTGTTCGGTGGAAAGTTCGGGTGCGTCTGCGTAGAGCAGGTCGGCGGACACCCTGGCGAGGTCAGCAGCGATGGGGATGTGCGACTGGTCTGCGCGCTCTGCGGAGCCGGACGGTTGGCGACCCCACCACATGCGGTGCATGAAACCTCGAAGCCCACCAGCACGGTCGGGTGCTGTGGCGTCGCGTTGCTGGGTGGAGTACACACTGCCGAGTGCCTCGGGGGTGCCTTCGTACCATGCGGACCATTCGGACAACGTTTTCGAGATGGGTTGCAGCAGGGCGGGGGGCCATGCTTGGCCGTTTTCGGGAAGTGGCACGGCAGGTCCCTTCTATTCGGTGGTGTCGCCGGGGGCGGTGTCCATTGCGGGGGCGATTGGCACGAGGTCGCGCCAGTCGATGCGGGTGGTAAATATGGCGTATCGGAGCGCGTCGGCCTCGTCGTCGTCGGCTTTCACGGGCGCGGTTTCGCCTCGTGCGGTGGCCTTGTCGTCCCACACGTAGCCGGGGATGCGGTCAATGAGGTGTTGGCAGGTGTCGGACACGACGATCTTGTCGACGGATAGCAAAGAGGCGAGTGTCTGAATGCCGGGGAGTACGGCTTTGTGGGCGTTGCGGACACCGGGGACACCGTCGTGGAAGAGCTGGTTTTTGAAGGCGAGTGCTGCGGAGTCGACGGGCACCCATTCGGGTGTTTGCCATGCTTCGACGGGGCGTGTGTTGAGCCAGGCTTGGAGGTCTGCTGATCGTTGTCCGATGGTCCCCTGGCCTGGTGCCCATTCGTCGAGGACGTACAGGCGGTGTTCGCCGTCGTGTCCCGGTCGCAGGTCTGCGCCGATGCCTAACAGGTAGCCGCGGGTGGCGTGGTTGTCACCGTAGTCGACACCGAGAGCTAGCACGCGGTCCATGGTGGGCAGTTGGTCGGCTGGGGTGACGTGACGTGCTGGGTCCCATTGTTCGTACACTGCGCCGGCCGCTTGCACCCATTCGCCGTCAATGAACCTGCGATACCACAGGCCGGTGTACTCGCGGCAAATCTGGGAGACGTATGTGGGGTCGAGGTGTGTGTTGTCGGTGAGTCGGAAGCGGAAGATCCGGTAACCGAGTTCGTCGGCACGGTCCACAACCTGCTTTTTGAGCCAGTGTGCGGGTCCGTCGGGGTTGGTGGTGGCGAACAGTTGGGCGCCGGGGACGGACATGCGGCCCAGTAGTTGCACCCAAAATATTTCAGCGATGAGTGTGGCCTCGTCAACGTATGCGCCGGAGACGGTGAGGCCTCGTAGGACAGCTTCGGCACGGGTGTCTGATGCGCCGATGATGTGGATGGTGCGACCGAGGACGCGTGCTGTTGGTGCGCCTGCGGTGTACTCGACGTGGAAGGCGAGTGGGCCGAAAAGTGAGGGGTCTTTGAGTGGGCCGAAGATGTTACGTGCGATGGACTCTCGTGTGCGCCCTACGACGATGAGTTCGCCGCCGCGTGGTGCTGTGGCCACGAAGATCAGCCAGCGCAACAGGGATGCAACGGTTTTGCCGCTTCTGATTGAGCCGGTCCAGAGGTTCACGCGTGCGTTGGCTCTGGCTACGGACCATATTTGGCGGGGCGAGAGAAGTGTGGAGAGGTTCTCTAGCGCGCCGGGGACATTGGTCACGGACCCTCTTCGGGCATGGTGTCCGCGGCGTTGGTGAGCAGTTTGGCGATGCCGCCGAGCATGGATACGGCTTCGCTGGTTCCGTTGTTGGTGTCCATGCGCCGTACCCGTTCGAGTGCGCCCCAATGCTGGGTGATCGCACCGGACAGGTCGCGTTCGTCGCGGGCTGGTACGAAGTCTTGGGTGACAGCTTCCTCGCGTCCACCCTCGCCACGCATCACCGTCTTGAACGATGGGGCTTCGAGTCGGGCGAGGATGTGGTCGATGCGGTCAAGGTGGCGGTGCTCTAGCCCTGCACGACGGATGCTTGCGTCGGCACGCTTAGCCTTGTGAGCCGATTCGGTTGCGGTCGTGTCGGAGTAGATGCCGAGGTGTTTGCGACGTCGGGCTGCGGTGCCAAGCCCGATGCCCAGTTCGCGTGCTTGCTTGGCTACGGATGGCGA